CACAATAATAATCTTACGACTATTATTGGTTATGATGGCAACTTCGCCCACTCCCTCGCGTCCGAAGAACGAGGATGGTGAACGAAGCGCCCCGCGACGTTGTCGCGCGTTCCGAGCTCGGACATCTAAGTATGTCCGCCGCGCTCTTGCTGACTGGGGGTATGTCTTCGGACATCCCGCCCCCAACTTCTCCCTATCTGGCGACTGCTTAGAACAGAGTCGCCAGGTAAAGAAGCTTCTAGGTTCCTGCCCGAGTAACGACCATAAGGAAGTTATGGCCTGGCAGTCCATCAAGAAAGGTCTTCCGGATTCGTGTGAATGCATGACCGGTCCTTTGATGGAGAAGCTTGTGGAGGGGGTTCGTCGACCTAGACGTCAACTCCCCGTCGGTTACCTGCGATTTGTTGCCCAGCAGACATCCCGTCTCTTCTCGAAGGGATGGGATCTGGGCTACGAGGAGCAGGTTCTCCTCACATCTCCGCCGCTTAGCGCGACAACTGATTCGACTCGTTCCGAGGGAGGCGCGTTAGGTACCGGGATTGATCACGATAGTTTCCTTACGGAAGCTCTTGGTGGTCCTTCTCGGCCTGACCGCCCGGCCCCGGAAGCCGAATTGATTGTTGTCCAGTCAGCTGGGAAACCTCGTCCTCTGACGAAGTTCTCATCCGACGAGCTTCTCCTCCGACCACTTCACAAGACAATCTACAACCACCTCTCGAGGTGTAAGTGGTTGTCTCGAGGTGATGTGTCGGATGATAAACTTGCGAAAGCGGGGTTCCACCAGGGAAAGGGTATCCTCACATCAGGCGATTACGCTTCGGCTACCGACAATTTGTCGATCGAAGTCGCAGAGGTGATCCTGGGTACTATCCTTGCCTCTTCCACCGTTCTTCCTGCCTCCGTCACTGAGAGGGCAATGCAGATTCTCCGGCCGATCCTTTATTGGGTCGACGGTCCGTCAAGTTGCCCTCTTTCGTCGAAGAGATACGTCGGTCGTCCTTCCATTGGACAGATGATGGGCTCTTACCTCTCTTTTCCTCTGCTTTGCCTGCAGAACCGTATTGCGTACTTGTACGCGATGCGATGCTCAGGGCTCAGCTGGAAAGAGACGGTATCGGCCCCCTGTCTGATAAACGGGGACGACATACTATTTCAGTCGACGAAGGAGGCGTCAGATATGTGGATGGGGAAAGTCGGAGAGCTTGGGCTTGAGGTCGAGCGGACAAAGACTTCCGTGGACGACGAGTACGGTTCATTGAATAGTACTCTATTACGTTTTGTAGGTGGCTACCTTCGGGTCGTGCCTACATTGCGTTTTGGTCGTCTGCGGTCATCTGAGTTCGTGAACTCGCTTGGCAGGGAGTTTTCCTTGTTTCTTGCAGGTGTTACCAGTAACCAGCGCTTCCGCGCCGGGTTGATCTGGTTCCGCTCAAAACTTCGCTCTTTGCGGTCAACTAGATTGACTCTTCATGAGCTCGGTTTCCGAGGGACACTTGCTTGGAGACTCGGAGGACTCTTCAAGTTGGCTCTTTTCGATCCTGAGCCTGTTCTGGTTCCGTCTCCGCCCGTTGGGCATGGGATTACTCTTTCTTCTGAAGAGTTTTCTCGATTGCCGGAGGAGGAGACGACAGCAGAGATTCGCCAAATGGCAGCGAGAGAAACGGCGGCATGGAAGTTCACTATGGACTTCTCTTGTTGCCGTGTTAAAGCAGCACTACGGTACTGCCTTGCCCTTTCTTCCATTAGGAGAATTGAACCTGTTTGTGGACCGGTTCGCTCCGTGACTTTCCGTGGCTCCCAGTTTTCTGGAGCTAGGTTGAGTGATGTGAATCGGCGTCGGAGGCTAGAGAGAGAAGCCTTCGAACAACCGCGAGAAGTTGGTGCGCGATCTGTTGCGATCCCCGATCGCTTACTGTTCGATCAGGACAGTTTGCTTCGGGAATCGGAACCCCCCCCAGCGTATGAGTACGGTTGGTCTGAGTGCCAAACCGCACGGAACGTCGTCGGGCCCGCTATGGACGATAAGAAATAGTGGGTGCTGAACCCGGAGAATGAGAGTGGTTGCACAGCCAAGAGGCTTGTGAGGAAAGCCTGGGCCCCCTACCTTCTGTGGTAGGATAAGCCGCGTATTCCCGCACTAAGCGATTTGTTATGACAATAATAATGAAAAGACCTTGCGTTTCAGGTCATCGTTGGGGAGCGTGGGCCCAGATGTTAGTACTCCACGGCTGTAGGGGCGGGGCTTGACTCCGCGGCCAGGAAATCAATCCCTGGTAGCTACTTTCACCTTCGGAGAGCAGGATGTAGGCGTGTTGTAGGACACCCGAACCTGTGTTTAG